GGTGTTTCAAAATTAACCAATGTTGCTTCAAAGTGGGTTAGTTTTGGTTCAAACGCAACAACATAATAAGGGAATTTTAAAATGGCATATTCAAAAGTAGGTATATTTAATATGGCTTTAAACCATCTTGGCATAACTGCTCCAATTTCAACAAACAGTATGAATACAGATAGTAAAGCTATTATTTTAAGCAATTTTTATGAAACAGCAAGGGATGAAGTTTTAAAGGCTTTTGATTGGGGTTTTGCTAATGCTTATAAAGATTTAACTTTATCAACAGAAAAATCACCTAATCCAAAATTTCCTTATGTATATGATTGTCCTAATGATTGTATTGCAGCTAGGGCAATTATTGATAGTATTCAGGGTGAAGAAAAGAAATTTGAGCCATATTGCAATTCGTTAGGGGAAAAATCTTTGCTTTCACAAATAGAAGGTTCAAGATTGAGATACACAAAAAGAGTTGATAAAGAAGTATTTTTTGAGCCTGAATTTGCAATGGCTCTCTCATATTATCTCGCAGCTCTTGCAGGTGAAACAATCACAGGGCAGCAGAAAAAAGCTGATGGATGTATGCAAAAGTATGAGTGGAAATTGAATAAAGCAAAACAACTCAACGCACAAGAAGGTGCAGCAGAAGATGAAGATAATTCTCAATATTATGATGTAAGGTAGGGGAAAATGGCAGGCACAAGATTAACACAAACAAGTTTTTCAAGGGGTGAATTAGCTCCTGCTCTTTACATGAGAACTGAAATTGAACAATATTCTCTTGGCTCAAAAGAAATTAAAAATGGATTTATTCATCAAGAGGGTTGTGTTTCCAATCGTTCAGGTTTTGAATTTGTGGGTGAAGTTAAAAACAGCAATAATGAAACAAGAGTTTTTTCTTTTCAATTTAATTCGGAGCAAACATATATTATTGAAGCAGGTGATAAATATTTCAGATTTATTCAAGATGGTGGTTATATTGTTAATGATAGTGGTGCAATTTATGAGATTGCAACTCCTTATGCAAAAGAAGATTTGGTTCATTTAAAATTTGTTCAATCTGCTGATGTTCTTACAATTACTCACATTGATTATACTCCTCGTGAGCTTATTAGATATGATCATGATAATTGGGTTTTAAAAGAAATTACAGTTAAGCCTTCTATTTCTGCTCCAACAGGATTAAAAGCAACTTGGACAGGAAAAACTGATAGCAATACAAGGACTTATAGTTATATTGTTACTGCTGTTGATAAAGAAACTTTGGAAGAAAGTGTGAGGTCTGCTGTTGCTTCAGCAACAGGACATAGGGAAGCAAATTGGCTTACTGATGAATATATGACAATCACATGGAATGCCGTTGCAGGTGCTGCTGAATATAATGTTTACAGAAATGTGAATGGTATTTATGGATATATCGGAACAGCAGAAGGAACAACTTTTACTGATGATAATATTGAGCCTGATTTAAAAGAAGCTGCTCCTATTTTTGAAAATCCTTTTGCAGAAGGGAATAACCCATCTTGTGCAACTTATTTTCAACAAAGAAAAGTTTATGCAAACAGCAATGCTAATCCTCAAACATTTTGGGCATCACAATTAGCAACATCAAATAACTTTAATATCTCAAGACCTTTAATAGCATCTGATGCAATAACTCAAGCTCTTGCAGATAGAGAGGTTAATGAAATTAGGCATCTTGTTGGATTAAATCACCTGATTGCTTTAACATCTAATACAGAATACAGAATAAATGGTTCTGATGGTGTGTTTCAGGCTAATCCATCACCTGTTGCAACTGTGCAATCTAACTATGGTGCATCACATGTTCAGCCAATTATTTCAGGTAATATGATTATCTTTGTTCAATCAGGTGGCTCTGTGCTTCGTGATTTGGGATATGATTATCTTTCTGATAGCTATAATGGTGCTGAATTGTCTTTGTTTGCTAGTCATTTGTTTGAAGGTAAAACTGTTAAATATATGGCTTATGCAAAAGAGCCTTATAGATTGGTTTGGATTATTTTCTCTGATGGCACTTGTGCTTGTTTGACATATAACAAAACTCAAAAGATTTGTGGATGGACAAGAACTGTTACTGATGGATTTTTTGAAAGTGCTGCTACTGTTCGTGAGGGGCAGGAAGATATTGCATATTTTGTAATCAGAAGATATATCAATCCTGTTTATCAAGGTGATTTTGTTCTACAAAATAGTGAAGCAAATTCATCAGGTGTAATGACATATTGTTATGAATGTGATGAGCAACTTTATTATGCAGCAAAACCTTTTGCACTTGGGGTTGATGTTTATTCTGATATAGAATTGACAAATTTTGTTGGCAAAGTGAATGTTATCAATTCTGCTGAACATAGTGTAACAATCGGTGGAACTGCTAAAAGATATATTGAAAGAACAAAGAAAAGAATTATAAAATCTGTTCAGGAAGGATTTTTTGTTGATGCAGGTTTATCTGCAACTTTTGAAAAAGATATAACAACTCTTTCAGGATTATCACATCTTGCAGGAAAAAAAGTTGTAGCTGTTTCAAAAGGTGGTGTGATAGAAGGTTTGAAAGTTGATGTTAATGGTAAAGTGCAACTTCCATTCCCTGTGCGTGAGATAACAATAGGATTACCTTTTGAATTTAAACTTGAAACATTGAATATTGAAGGTAAGAATACACAAGGCTTGAAAAAGATTATCAATAATGTTTGTGTAAATATCTCTAATTCAAGAGAAGAATTTTTTGTGGGTGGTTCAGAGGGTTTATATGTTCCTACTGATAGGAGTATTGATAGTGTGAATGATAGTAATCTTATCTTCTCCAAAAATGTTTCAGCAACTCCATTCAATTCACCTACAACAAATGCAACAATTATTGTGATGCAGAAAAATCCTTTGCCTTTAACAATTCTTTCATTGAGTGCAATGTTCAGTATTGAAGATATTTCTGATGTGCAATAGGGGGAATTATGAAAAATAGAGCAACAAAAATGGTGATAAAAGTTAAAAACAAATGCACTAAAAAGAAGGCTGTAACAGTTAAGCCTAAACTAATTGGGGAAAAATAGAGTGTACGAAAAAGAGAAGAATGAAAAAGATATTCTCTACATTCTTGAACATTTACGACCTGAAGATAAACATGAAGCAATAACGCAAAAGGGTGAAAATTATAAACAGATAATTCTTGAAGAAATAATGAACTGCAATACAAGAACTTATTTAGGTTGCAGAAAATCTGATGATTTACCTGTTTGCATTGGTGGGTTTACTGACACTCAAGAGAAAGGAGTTGGGGTTGTTTGGCTTCTTTCAACTCCTGAAATTGAAAACAATAAAACCTGTTTATTAAGGCATATTGTTAATGCTTTTGAAGAAATTGATGCAAAGTATTGGCTTACTTGTAATATTTTATTTTCAGAAAACAGATTTGCAAAAAGATGGCTCAAGAAATTAGGGTATAAATTCAACAATCCAAAACCTGAAGGAATTGATGTGCCTGATGGGTTTGAATTTTTTTACAGAGTAAGAGAAACAAGAGGACTTGGATGCAACTAACATTCAGGAAGAAAGGTAGAAGAAATGGTAAGAATACCACAATATAACAGAAGTGTAGCTCCACAAAATACAGCATTGGGATATGTTAAAGATAATGCCAATCCTGTTGCTTTTGGTGTTGGCGTAACAGAAGCAATGAAGGGTGCTGCTGATGAACTTGGAAAAGTTGGTGAAGGTATTTTTGATTTAAAAGAGCAGTATGATAAAACCAAAGTTCTTGAAATCAGCAATATGATTGATGATTATGTAAACACTACATTGCGTGATAAAGATAATGGCTATTTGTTTAAATCAGGCAAAGAAGCTATGGGAAAATCACCTGAAATTATGGATGGCTATGATAAATATATTGATGATATTGTTGGTAAATCAGGTGTATGGGGTGCACAGGAACAGCAATTAAGAAGTATTGCTGCACAAAAAAGAATAAATTTAGAAAGATATTCAGAGCAACACGACAGAGAGCAAAGTGATAAATGGCAAGATAGTGTTTACACAGATGCTCTTTCAAATGTTTATAGTAAAGCAATCAATGGCAGAAATAATCCTGCTGATATTGAAAAATTCAGAAAAGATGGTTTTACTATTTTTGATAATTATGCTGTTACAAAAGGTTGGTATAACGATAAAGAAATTTATGCAATCAAGAAAAAAGAATTTGAAGGAAGTTTTAATGCTCAAGTTTTAGATGCGTATCTTGCAGATGGATCTTTAAAAGCTAGAGAATTTTTTCACAAGCATAAAGATAGCTTTACTCCTGAAGTGCAAAATGAGTATTTAAAAAGAATACATTCAGAAGAAGTAAATTACAATGCAAGAGCTACTGCACAAACTTTATTGGGTAAAACTCCTGAAGAAGCATACAAATTTATTGATGCTATTGAAAATATTGATGTGCGTAACGCAACAGAAAATGAATACAATAGATTATTAAGGCATCAAGAAACAATTCAGAAGCAAAACGATATTAAAACAAGCAATGAAATTATGCAGAAGGTTTATGCTGCTTATGATAATGGGGAAGATATTTACTCAATCATGAGGGATGTAAATACTTCTAATATGTCATTGGAGCAAAAAGAAAAGATTTATAAAAACTTGAAAGCTATGCAAGAGCTTGAAGGAGTTGGAAATAATTGGGCAGATTATAACATTCTGCTTGATTTGGCTGCATATAATAATGAAGAATTTAAAACAGCCAATCTTGCAAATTATAACCTGACAAAAGAACAATATAACAAATTAACAGAGATGCAAAGAAAAGCATCTACAAATGAATATACTCCTGAAGCTGAAATGAAAAAAGCTCTTGGTGATTTGGATGGATTTAATTTATTTCAAACTTCTGATGGTTTGAGAATGGATGAATACAAAAATGAAGTTGTGAGATTTCTTTCTAAAGTTGAAAGAATGCAGGGAGCAGCTTTTGATTTCAAAGATGGCAAGCAGCTTGAAGCTATTATGGAAGGCTTTAATTATAAAGATGAAACAGCTCTTAATAAAAATATTGATGAAACTAGAGAGCTATTTGCAAGAGCAAAAAAACATGGTGAAGCATACGACTTGATGGCTAGAGAATATATGAGATTTAAAGGTGAAAACAAAAGAGAGCCTAATCCACAAGAAATATATGAAATGGCAAAAAGGTCTTATAACACTATTGAAAGAGCTTGGAAACAAAGAGATATGGGAAAACTCAATCAAGCACAAGGTGCTTATAAAAGCATAAATGCTATAACTCCTAAAAAAGGTGAAACAAAAGTTTTAACATACTATGCAGATGTGAGAATACCTGAAATTTCAAAAGAATTGGGAATACCTTTAAAAATAACTTCAAGATACAGGGCAGGTGATAGTGGTAGTCATGGTAAAGGTAGAAAATGTGATGTTGGAATGGCAGCATTAAGTGCATCACAAAGGCAGCAAGTTTTTGAAAAATTATTAACAGAGCCTGCTGTTGCATCCATTGGAACATCAGATCCAATTTTATTGAGAAAATACAACAATCCTAAAAATCCAAAGATAAGAGATTTGAGGGCTTATGATACAGATTACAAAAAGGCTCATCCTGATACAACCATGAACCATGTAAATCATATTGATATTTCATTTGATACAAGATTTGGTGGGGATAAACAGGGTTAAGTTTTTACAATAAGGCAAAAGAAGGAAGAAGAATTTTATGTTTAATACAGTACCTGATACAAAAGGCAATCCAATTTTCAGTAGCTATTCTGTGAGAAACGCTGATTTTAATGAAAATATGGATGAATATATTAAAGCTCCTAATGATATTTATATTGAGGAACAAATTAAAAAAGCTAAAACAGAAGCTCCTAAAACTGACATCAACAAAGATGCAATGGATAAGATTGAGGAGTTGCCTGCTTTTTTAAAAGAAGAATTTGAGTATGTGAATAAAAAACCTGAATGGCTTGTTGAGTTAGAAAAGAATGTTGCAACTCAAGAAGATATTGAGGAGTGGAAAAAGCAAGGCTCAATGGGTATTGGTGATGTTGCAAAGCAGGGAAAAAAATGGGGATATATGATACCATTTGCAGGCTCATCTGCTGAAACAACAATGGTTGTTAGAAATGCCAATACATTGAGAAGATTGAAAAATGGTGAAGAAGTTTCTGATGTTGATGCAGAATTGCTATATGATTTCTTGAGAGAAGAAAAAGAAAAAGAAGTTAGGGGTGTAACTTTTGCAGGTAAAACACTTGATGGAGTTAGAACGGGTGTTGGTTATTTGGCAGAGTTTGGTCTTGGTTTGCTTGCAGTTGGTGCTGATGGTATCGGTCTTGCTGCTATTGCAAAAACATTAGGTGATATTGGTGCAAAGAAAGCTGCAAGAAAAGCTGTGCAAGCAGTATTGAAAGAAGCTGCAATTAAATCTGCTGCTCCTGCTGCTGTAAAAACAACAGTTCCTCTTTCTACTGCTAAAAAGATTTACAAAGATACTCTTGTTAAAACAACAGGAACAAAGGCTCTTGCTAATGTTGGGTTAAAAGAAGCTGCAAAAGAAACAGCAAAAGGACTTCCAAAGGCTATTGGCACATCTGCTGCTTTTGGAAATACTGTTATGCTTCCTCATACAATAAATGAGATTGCAAGCAAGCAACTTGCAACAGGTATTTATATTACAGATTTTGGAGATGCAGTTTTAACTGATAGTGAAAATCTTGCTCTTTCAATTATGAAAGCTATTGGCAGTTCTACATTTGAAGTATTAACAGAAACAGCAGGATGGACTTTTTCACCGATTGCAAGCTATTTTGCTAAACCTGTTCAGAAGGTTTTGCCTAAAAAGTTCTTTACTGAATTTGATAAACTTGTTTCTTCTCGCTATGGTGTTGCTGCATCAGAAGCATTAAGAAAATATGGGTATGATGGCATTCTTGAAGAAATGGGTGAAGAAGTTTTAAACCGTTTCTTGTGTCAAGTGTTTGGCATCAATGGACTTGATGAATATAATTTTGAAGGATTTATGAATAATGTTCTCTATGCCAATGATTTAAGTCAATGGGGTGTAGAAGCATTATCATTTGCTGCTGTTGGTGGTGGTGCAAGATTGGCAGCAGGTGGAGCTTCTAAAGTCGGTGAAACTTGGAAGAAAAAGCAATATGAAAAAGATGTTGCAAAGATTGCAGCAAAAGCAAATTCTCTTGAAAAATTTTATCTTGAACAAGGAATGATTAAAATTGAAGGCTCTCAATCTCTTGCTGAACAGGAGTTGAGAAAGGTTTGGAGTGAGCAGAATGTTGATGAAAACTTACAGAATGAAGTTTTGAAAAATATGTCTGAAACAGAAATTAGAAGTGAGTTGAAAAAAGCTATTGAAGAAAAAGCAGAAAACTCTACTCCTGAACAAGCAGCAGAGAGAATTGAAAAAGATTTAACTAAAAAATTCATGGATAATAAAATTTTTGCAAAAGAAAAAGATGCAAAAACTGTTGCTGCGTTATTTACTGCTCCATTGCAAAAATTAAGTGAAACAACAGGAATTTCTTTGGAAGAATTGATGCAAGAAGAAATGCCTGAAATACAGAGAGAAGCTGAACAATCAGCAAGGGATAATGGCAGATATATTCATACTGACGGCAGGATTGAAGAAATATTTAATGAGATTGCAGCTATGCCTGATGATTTTTCTGATGAGCAATATTTAACACAGCTTATGGATGAAGCTGAAATTCTTTCTAAAATTAGAGATGGAAATATTACAGCAGAAGATTTTGATAAAGTTAGAAGTTTAATCAATGCTCTTGATTATGCAGAATACACAGAGTTTGCAAATGAGTTAAGAGAATTAAGCTATAATCAAACAGGACAATTATTTCAATCAGAAAGCCTTGATAAAAATCTGATTGATAATTTTGGTATGTCTGCAAATGAATTATCTGAAATGGTTAAGGCAGATATTGAAAATATCTTGGTTGAAAGTGGTGTAGAAGAAGATGAATTTAAACTTGTTGATATAAGAGTTTATGGATCTTATGTTAAAAACAAAAATAAAAAATCTTCTGATTTAGATTTTGTTGTTCAATATACAGGCTCAATGAGAGAAGATGATGCATTTAATATGCTTCATGAAGATGGGTTGAGCATTGAAGATAATAATGGTAGAAAAGTTACTATTGATATAAATCCGATTAGAGAAGATGTTTCAGGAACAATAGAAGAATATCTTAAAGATGATGTGTATTTTCAAGCTGTAAATACAGCAGGGGCAGATGGCTCTGCTGAAATTTCTGCTGCAAAAAAAGAGTGGGAAGAAAAAGGAGTTGAAAGCAGCTATTTTAAAAAGTGGTTTGGGGATAGTAAAGTTGTTGATGAGGATGGTAAACCATTAGTGGTTTATCATGGTTCAGAAGAAAATTTTAATATTTTTGATAGGGAAAAATTGGGAGCAAAAAGCATGGATATTATGTCTTATTTAGGCTTTCATTTTACTCCTAATAAAGAAATGGCTGAAAGATTATTAGTAAGAGCTGATGCAGATATAATGCCTGTTTATTTGAATATACAAAATCCATATACAACAAAAGAAAGTGAAATTGTTAAAGAAGCTCTTTTATTCGCTAAAAAAAATAATAAAATACCTTCAAAAGTAAATTTGGATAAAATTTTAAAGATGCCGTATTTTTCACAAGATGGTAAATCAATAATAAATATATTAAGTGATGATGCTTCAAAAGTATATTATGATGAAACTCCTTTGATTGATTATAAGGATATAACAATGGATTACCTTGAATATTTAAAAGATCAGGGTTTTGATGGTATAAAGTATATAAATGAAATAGAATGGGCTGATGAAAACAGATATGACTATATTGCCTTTGAGCCTGAACAAATTAAATCTATAAACAATCGTGGAACTTTTGATGTTGATAATCCTAATATCTATTATCAATCTCAACCTATCAATGCCAACAATTTAATAATGGCTCACGCAACAAAGGCAGAGAGGATTGATGATATTATAGAAACAGGGGTTTTTGTCGCTCCTTCAATGTCTATAACTAAAAAGGGTTCAGGTGAATTATCTAATAGAAAATTTGGGGATGTCTTGTTTGTTCGCAATCCTCGCAGAATAGATTTTCAAAATGATAATATCTATGATAGAGATATTTATTCACCTCGCCTTCCTGCACCTGATTATGAAATGCCTAATGGAGTTATTGTTGATGCTTATCAAAGAGCTTCTATGCAAAGAGAGTGGCAATATAATCAAGAAAAATTTATCAATAGATATGGAAAATCTTTTGATGAATATTTTAAAGATGCAAAGAAAGTTTTATTCTTGGGATATACTCCATCAGGGAATAGAAGATATAAACCATATAAACCTAATTTTCTACTTGAATATTTAAAAAGTAATAAATTGGTTAATGGGGAAAATGTTCAATATGGGTTCAGTAATTTTCTTGCAAAATTTTCAAAACAGCAATTAAGCAAATATCAATTAAAAGAAACTGCTGAAAAGGGTTTGTCTGATAGAGAAGAAAATATTGATGAGTATGAAAAATTGAGAGATGCCTATGGTAATCTTACACAAATAACAGGATTTAGAGAAATGGCAAAAGAAGAATATCAAGAGTTTTGGACTTTTGAAGAAGCTCTTGATGATATTCTCTATGCTGTTGCAACTAATAATAATAAAAAGTTATACAAATATATTGATAAAAATAAACTCACAAAAGAAGTAAAACAAGAGTTGAAAAATTTTACTGATAAAGCTCTTGCTTTACCTCGTTCTTATTTTGAAGCAAAACCTTTAAGAAAAGTTGATTTATCAGAATTTCCTTATGCAGTTACACAAAAGGGAACTCTTTCTGCTGCACAGAAAAAAGGTTTAAAAGATTGGGGTGTTACTGTTATTGAGTATGAAGAAGGTAATATCAATGCTGCTTTAAAACAGGTTGAAACTTCTCAACCTGAAATATATTTCCAATCAGCTTATACTGGTAGTGCTGCCGATTATGATACTCCTTCAACAGATTTTATTGGAACTGGTGAAGGTGCGTTTGCTCATGGTTGGGGGCTTTATTTCGCTGCCAATAGAGATGTTGCTGAAAGATATAGAGAAATATTGAATAGTCGTGATTTGAAATATGATGGGAAAACCGTTGGATTAAAACAACAATATAATATGAAAAATATTGATAAATATGGCAAAAAGGGTTGGATTGAAGAACTGAATAAACAATTAGCAGATACTCAAAAAGAATTGAGTTTAATGGAAAATGCTGCTGCAAAAAATAATGGAAATAAAATTATTATTGATGCAATAGAAGAACAGAAAAAAATTATAGCAGGGGTAAAAGAAGATATTAAAATTTCAGAAAAAATTGATGCAAAGAAAATAAGCAAAGGGCAAGTTTTTGAGGTTGATATTCCTGAAAATAAAGAATTGCTTAATGAAAATAAAACAATAAGTAAACAAAATAAAAAAATAAGAGAAGCTGTTGTTGCAGCAATGAAAGAAGCAGGGTTGGAAAGATTTACCAAAATAAGCTCTTTGGATGCTTTGAATGGTGGTGAAGTTTATAATATGATTACTTCATCTTTGGGGGCTAATCCTGAAAAGGCTTCTAAACTTTTATTAAAACATGGTATCAAAGGCATTACTTATGATGGCAGACAGGATGGTAGATGCTATGTTGTTTTTGATGATAAGGCTGTTAAGGTTCTTGAAAAATATTATCAATCAAGGGAAGATGATGATGCAGCTCAAGCTAATCTATTCTATGATAACATCACTCCTCGCAAGTTGAGAAATATGAACATTAAAGGTGCGTTTGTTCCTGCTGAAAACCTTATTGAATTATTTAAAAATGCTGATGAAAGTACAATCATCCATGAGTTTGCTCATTGGTGGTTATCTCGCTTGGAAAAATATGCAGAGAATAATGAGGAGCTTGCTCTTGATTTGGCTGCTGTTAGAAAATTTGTGAAAAATGATGGTGGCAAATTTACTCGTGAACAACATGAAAAATTTGCTGTTGGTTTTGAAGCATATATCAGAAATGGATCTGCAAGAAATAACAGATTGAAAAGAATTTTTGAAGATTTTAAAAATGCTCTTATTCAAATTTATGACAGCATCAAATGGCTTATCTATACAGAAAATGGAAATGAGTATTCTTTCACAGAAGATGATGTTGCTAATCTTGAAAGATTGTTTGAGAGATTATTAACAACTGAAAATGAAAGAATTAAGAAAACTGTATTTGATAGATGTGATGATATAAATGAAAGAATAAAAGAAATTAAAGCTCGTCAAGAAGAAGAAATGAAAGAGCTTGATGAGATTTGGAAGGATAATATTGCTGCTAACAATAGAGCTTCTGACAAAAAAAGAAAAGTATCCGAATACTTGGAGCTTGCAGAAACTGCTGTTAGTCGTGTGCCAAAAGAAGTTAAAGAAATGAAGCAAAGATATAAAGATGTAACATTGAGCATCTTATCTGTTGCAACAGGAATGAAAAAGAATGTAATTGCTAATCCTCGTAATTGGGAAAAAGTTCAGGCTGCTTTTGAAGGCACAGATAGAATAACAGCTTCTGATGGTATGCATCCTGAATGGCTTGAATTTTATAGTGATACAGGTGTAAGCTATGATAATGATGAAGTCGGTGGTGATAATGAACTTGCTCAACAAGCCTATGAAGTAATGGTTGATGGCACATATAATTTTGGCAATATGAATGAAGATGATATTGGCAGATTTTATGGTAAGTTTGAATATTTATATAACAAAGTGCAATCTTTAAAAGGTGAAGAAAAAGCTGTTGCCTTTGAAGCTCTTTGCTCTTTGTTTGGTGATATGCCTGAAATGCCTGATGAAGTAACTGCTGATATTGTTGAAAAATTAGGTAAGGTTGAAACAGAATATGAAGAAGGACAAAAGGAAGATTTTAATAGAAAAAGATACCCTTCAATCCCTGTTGTTCAGCAGCTTCAATTCTATGTAACAAACAAATTGAGTGAGCTTAAAGTTTATGATCCTAATGTGAGATATAAAGTAAGAATAAGTAAATCTCACAGCTTATACAAGGCAATTAAACATGCAACATCTGTAAATAGTGCGAAAAAGATTGTTAGAAAAATCAATGAATATGTTATCTCTGATTTAGAAAATCAAGCTAAAACTATTTTGCATAAAGAAATCCAAAAACAGGTTAGAGTTAATTCTAAACTTGTGAAGATTGGCTCTATCTCAAAAGGGAAGTTTGATTGGAAAACTAACACAATATTTGCTGAATTAGTTGAAATAAATAAATATAAGCAAAAAGAAGCGTTTAAAGAATTTAGTGCAATGCTTGAGCTTGATAAGGCAGCAGCAGGTGAAGATAGAGAAAGTAATGATGAAAATCCTATCTCAACTCCTGAAATGAAAACAGATTTCCAAAGTAATCTGAAAAGAAAATTCCTTGAGTATCGTTCAAGCAAGATTAAGGATTTAAACCTTCTTGCAACTCGTTCACTATTGGAAGATATTATGACATTGAAGTTTGAAGGTAGAAGGGCAAAAGATGCTTATGAGCTTGAAAAACAACTTCAAAAAGACAACATGAAAACAGATTTGGTTGAAAGAGTTAGAGAGCTTAAAGATAAAAAAGCTGCAAAAAATATTGCAAAATTTGTAATGGGTGAAACTATTGCAACTTCTGAAAAATCTCTTGTAAATTGGGAAACAGCTCTTAATGCTCTATTTGGCAAAGAAGTTTCTCAAAGATATTCATTGCTTAAATTGGAAAGTGATGCAGAAGTTTATGCATATAAAAGATATGCTGATTTTTGTAAAAAGGCTATTGAGGTTTATGGGCTTAATAACACAACTAATTTCAGGGAAAAGGCTTGGAATAAGTTCAATGAGTTTGTTGATTTTGCAAATAATCAACCTTTGGTGAACTTATTGCAGGAATATGAAGAAGAAGTTTATAACTACAAAGAAGTTACATATAGCAAAGAAACAGGCAAATTTATTGAAACAGGTGTTCAACTATCAAGAGCTGAAATTATAACTCTTTATGCTTGGTCTATGAATGAAGAATTAGAACAAAGGTTATTCACTCAATATGGCTTGCATCAAGTGCAGCACATGTTTGAACAAGTGTTATCAGAAGAAGATAAGCAATTTGCTTGGCTTTTAATTGATACCTGTGAAGCAATGTATGAAGATAATAATGAAGTATTTATCAGGACAATGGGATTATCTTTGCCAAAAGTTGAAAATTATTTTCCTTCAAAAACTGTGCGTGTCGGTTCTGAAATTGATATGCTTCATGAAAATGTGGTGCGTTCAAGCAATCCTTCATTTATTAAGCAAAGAAAAACTTGTAGCAGAATTAAAATGAAGCCTGAACAGCCTTTATCTATCTTACTTCCTCATATCAATAAAACTGCAAGATATGTAATTCTTTCTGAAAGATTAAATTACCTCAATGCTATCTTCAAAGATGGCACAGTTAGAGCTGCAATTAAAGAAGTTTTTGATGGAGTTGAAACTCCTGATAAAGTTCAAGCAGGAACAAAAGTTAAGGGCAAGAAAAACAAAAAGCAAAGAACTGTGGGTGATAGAATACATGATGCTTTATTAAACCAATTAGGATCTTCAACATTTGAGAATTATGTTAGAGGTATAAATGTTGGCAAGAGCTTCATGGACTATGTTGCTACAAACTACATTACATCTCGTATTGGTGGAAATTTCAAAGTTATGTTTGGGCAGCTTACATCAATGGTGAACTATTGCGAAAATATGCCAACAGGATTATGGGCAAAAGGTTTTGCAGAATGTTTGAAACATCCAAAAGAAACAATAAAATTTATGCTTGAAAATTGTGATTATCTCAATGCTAGATTAGCAGGTAACTCAATGAATGAAGTGATGCTCAAGATTACTGATGAAGCTGATAGATTTAGAAGTTTGAGAAATTTCTGCACAACTAATACAAAGTATGGTGATTTGTTTGCCATTGCTTTTGGTGGAAAGCCTTATGTTGATTATTTGATATCTCAAGGTTTAAGCAAAGAGGAAGCTATTCAGAAATTTGTTGAAGATACAATGCGTTCTCAACAAGCAGGACAAGCATCAGCAACTTCTGTGTGGCAGAAAAAACAATCTGAACATCCTTTAACAAGAATGATATTTGCATTTAACAATACAACTTTGCAATATGAAAGGAAGTTTGTGGATGCAATGGCATCAAAAGCAAGAGGTGATATTTCAACAAAAGAATTTGTGAAGGCTTTATTGATTTATAAAGTTTTCAACCCAATTCTGTTTACAACATTCTTAACTAATTTATCTTTCATGACTTTAATCAGGGGATTGATGGGTGATGATGAAGATGGTGTTGAAAAATTTGGAGTTGATGTTATCTCATCCATTCTGTTTGCTAACTTGGCAGCTTATGGATATTTAGGAATGGGATTATCAACAATAGGCAGCTTTGCAATGACTTTGGTGGATAAGAAGGAATATAAACCTTTCTTAAAAACTGTGCCAATCATAGGGGATTTGGAAGAAATCGGCAGAAATATTTTATTGAAAAATGAAGTAACTGTGGGTGATTGGGTTGATGCAATGGCTCTTGTAACTGATGATTTAACAGGCATACCTGCAACAAGGTTTGTAAATAGTGCAACAGGTCTTGGTGATATGGCACAAGGTGATTTTGGTGTGGGTGCATTGAAGCTATTTGGCTATGGCAATTATCGTGCAAATGTTGCTGCAAAAGGCAAACCACCTGAAAAGAAATAAGAGTAATTACAAAGTAAAGGAGTAAAGAAAATGATACCTGAAAAAAATCCATACAATAATTGGAAGGGAAATGGAAGCACAACAACTTTTGATTTTGATTTTTACATTGAGGATGAAACACAGCTTGATGTTTACCATACAAATTCAGAAGGGGTGCAAACTTTATTAACTCATGGAACAGATTATTCCATCAATGAATTACAAAATGAGAATGGAAGTTATATTACATTCCCTCTTGCAAGTTCTTCTTATGAAGTTCTTGGGGAAGATGAAATTATATCTCTATGCTTAACACTTCCGATTGCACAAGAAAATCCTTTTGGAAAATCAAGTTATTTAAACCTTGAAACATTGGAATATGCTCTTGATTACATTACTAGGATTTGTCAAATTATCAATAGGCAGATGGAAAGATCTGTTAAAACTCCTGAAGGTTCAGAACAATCTGCTGAACAGTTGATTGAAGCATTGAATGAAGCACAAGTAAATGCTGCTAATTCTGCAAGTGCTGCTGCAAATTCTGCAACAAATGCTCAAAATTCTGCTATTGCAGCAGGTGAAGAAGCAACTATTGCAACTCGTCAAGCAGCAGAGTGTGAAGAAACTTATAATACAGCAATGAGTGAAATAGCTTCAAAAAGACAAACTGCAATAAATGATATTGAAACATCTCAAGCAGCTGCAGCAAATGAGATTACAGTTGGCAGACAGAATATCGCATCTGATTTATCTGCTGCAAGAAGTAATATCAACACAGATTTGACTAATGCAAAAAACAATATTAACTCTACTTATACGACAAATAGCAATAAGTTAAAGTCTGAGTATAACTCATATACAAGTAATCTCGGTAATGAATACAATGCAACTATGAAAGCATACGACAGGCAGTATAATGGAGTTGACTTATCAGTTAAATTTGCTAACGAAATTCTTTTGCATAACAACATTTACGAGTGGTTAGAAAATAGAAAAAATACTAACAATTTTGACGGCATCCATGTAAGAGATTATTTCTATGTACCTGTTAAAGCAGGCACAGTTAATGGAGTTTCTATTCCTGCATGTAATGTTAGATGTCGTATTCAAGGCATCAATACATACAGAAAATGCGGAGATACTGCAATCGGCAATATGTTCTATATTGACTCAGACCATTGTTTCGGTCCTTTTATGTGGAACCCTACCGCAAATAACAATGGAACTTCTAACAATCCTAATCCATTCAAGGCAAGTGCAGCTTATGCGATATTAAACGGTATCAATAACTACGATGCAACTAGCGGTTACAATAAACAAGCTCATGGTGCTAATTGTGCTGATGCAGGCATCTTACAATTATTGCCATCAGAACTTGTTGCAAAAATGAAAACTAAAAGAAACCTTTTAGACAAAAGATATTCTGCAAGCGGTTTACTAACAGGCTCTACCGATTGGGGTTGGGATGATGAACCAAAATTGACACTACGCAACGAGATTGAGATTTATGGTTGCGGTATTAGAAGTAACTTATCTCAGACAACAGGTTTTTGGTTCCCAGAGGCAGGTCTGTCTATTCAACTTCCTGGATATGCTAATAATTGTGAAAATAGAATTAAGTATGTCGCAGGTTCTGAAACTTCTCGCTGCGCCTGGTGGCTCTCTTCCGCTGCCTCTTACTACTCATCGGGCGTGTGTTATGTCAGCGGTCACGGTCATGCCAACGGCAACTCAGCCACTAATACCTACGTGTATCTGCCGCTCTGCTTCTGTATTTAATCTTATCAAATCTTATATCGGACACAAAAAGTGTCCGATATATCGAAAGGAAATTTATGAGTTCAGTACATAAAAGATTAAGAAAAGAAACAGAGTTACAGTTCTTACAAACTGCTTGGGAGTTACAATTTGAATTAACAAAATTTGTAATGAAAGAGAAAAATTTACCAAAGAAATGGAGATTGATTTTAGCTTGTCCGATAATCGCAAAAGTCGATGAGCTTGTCGATAATCTCAATTATGCAAATTGTATTTATCCGACAAAAATTGAAGATGTCAGACTTCGAGAACAGTATCAACAAAAAGCGATTGCGAATTGTTGGCAACTGCAAAATAAACTTGTGAGAATGATTGAATGCGTCGAAACAGTAAAGATTGAAAAAATGGAAAGAATAATAAATCTTTTAAGCGATGCAGAAATCTTAATCAAGAAATGGAAGAAATCTGATAAAGAAAGAAATAAAAAGTTATTCGCTGAAAATTAGCTGCAACTGGTGGCTCTCTTCCGCTGCCTCTAACAACTCATCGAACGTGTGTAATGTCAACGGTAACGGTAATGCCAACAACAACTCAGCCACTAATACCAACGTGTATCTGCCGCTCTGATTTTTTGTTTGCTCGACTTAGTAAGAAATTTTCTGAACACAATGCGTTTTTCAAAGAAGGAGCGAATAACTTTCGAGGGAAAACCTCGTAAATAAGCACCTCGATATAATACAGGTGTCCGCCATCACAAGATGTGCATAGCAAGTGAATTGTGCATTATAACTTGTTTTATGCCTGATTATTATGCAGTTGTGGGTAATGCTCATAGTCCTTACTGTACGAGGTGTATATGTCAAGACGGAGTAAAAGAAGGGAAAGAAGAAATTTAAAAAGATCTGCTGCGAAAGAAAAATTAAAACAATATGATAATTTTGAACAGGTTGCAAGTTTAAAATCTTTGTATAATGCAGCTAAAAAAGCAAGCAATGGTGTTAAATGGAAAGCATCTGTTCAAAGATATTTGTTAAGTATTTTATTTAGAATAAGCAGAACAAGAAAAGATTTATTAAATGGAAAAGATATAAGACAGGGTTTTATAGAATTTGATTTATGTGAAAGAGGAAAAACACGACATATCAAAAGTGTTCATTTTGCTGAAAGAGTTGTGCAGAAGTCAATATGTTCAAATGCTCTTTATCCTGTTCTTACAAGCAATCTTGTTTATGATAATTGTGCAAGCCAAAAGGGTAAAGGTACACACTTTGCAGCAAAGAGATTAGAGAAACATTTAAGATGGTTTCTTAAACATTATGGCAGAAATGGTTATATTTTACTGATAGATTTTAAAGGCTATTTTGAAAGTATTCCTCATGGCATAGTAAAAAATAATTATAGAAAAGTTTTTACTGATGAAAAGCTGTTAAAACTTGCTGATGATTTTGTTGATGCGTTTGGTGATATTGGATTGGGTTTAGGCTCTGAAACATCTCAAATAAATGCAATAGCTCACATTAACTACATAGACCACTATATTAAAGAACAAAAGAGATTACATTGCTACGGCAGGTACATGGATGATAGTTATATTATCCATCAAGATAAAAAGTTTTTAGAGCAGCTTTTATGTGAGCTTGATGTTTTATATCGGAGTTATGGAGTAATTGTTAATAAAAAGAAAACCAAAATAATTCCATTGAGTGATGGTTTTGCATACCTCAAAACAAGATATTACATAACTAATACAGGGAAGATAATCAAGAAGCCTGCACAGGATAGTATTGTTAGACAAAGAAAGAAAATGAAAAGACAGGCAGGACTTGTGGCAAAAGGCTTAATGACTTCTACTGATGTTTTAATTGGCTTGGTTTCTTGGATTGGTTCAATGATACACAGACACTCAAGGAAAACAGTTTTTAATATGAAAAAGTTATACAAAGAATTATTTGAAAAGGAGTAAAAAATGGAAGAAAAAAAACAAGCAAAAATTTTTGAATTGCAGAATTTGATTGCTCAATATAATTCAGGCGAAAGGGTTAATATCAAGGCTGCTGAATATCCTGCATGGGTGCAAATTCTTAATATGCTTAATCAGGCTGATATTGAAGAAAATATTTTTGATGATTTTATTGCACATCCTTCTCATTACAAAATTGAAGATAATAAAATTATTTTCAATGAAAATTGGGAAGCAGATGAAATAAAAGCAAAAGAAGATGCGTTTAATAAGGCTTTCTTTGAAACAACTTTAGGATATATCAGAAGGGAAGTTACAATGCAGGATGGCACAACTAAAACCTTTTTAACTGATATGCTCCCTCAACTTGTTTCAGGTTTTCCAATCCTTGCTTATGATAAACCTAATTTTGCAGAAGCTGTTGATATGGTTGATTATCAGAAGCAAGTTTTTGTTACTGATGAATTTTTATTAGAATGTAAAAATCAGTTGATTGTTGATTTCTATGGCTTCAATCCTATGGAACAATAAGCAATGATTGTTTCAGATTGCTGTAATAAAGTTTCCTTTGGTTACAGTAGTCCATTGAAAACTTTATTCAAGAAGGGGAAATTGCCGACAGTAACAAAAGGTTTCTATGGTGGAACTCTTACAAAAGATACTGTTTCGCTTGAACATTTAATTCCTCATTCGCAAGGTGGCAGAACAGAATTATCTAATCTTGTTCTTGCTACAAAAGAAAATAATAACTTGCGTTCTAATTTGCCGATTAAGGACTTTATAAATATTGAACAGGTAAAAATATACCTAAAACAATTTCAAGGTGTCTTAACGGACAATCTGAATGGGGATAAATACATAAAAAATATAATTAGAACATTGAGAAAAATGGGGATAGAAATATGAAGAAAATTTTTAAAGCAATAGCAGCTCCTATTGTTTTAATTTTTAAAACTCTGAATGGTGCAAGAGAATTTGTAGAAGATAGAATTGCAGATGTTCTTGATAGAGTTCAGGCTAATGAGAGCTTTGATGCTGTTGAAAAGAAAGTAATCAAGGCAGGAATTAAAGCAGGGATAACTTATTTCTGCAATGCTTGTCCTCTTGATGATGATAAACTTGATGCTATTTCTGAAACTATTGTTGAAAAAGGTATCAATAAAATCAATCCTGCTTTATCAAAACAA